TCACTGTCAATATAGACCTGCAATGTAACAATTATATCTGGTGCATCATGATGCACCTGGCAACCAAAACCCGGTAAGTCTAACCAAAACTTACTAATCATAAAGTTTAGGTTGTAATTTGTTAGCTTGTTCAGACCAGGCAAAAGATCTAACCCAAGTTGCTGTAGTCGTTGATGATCTTTTCCATTATCTAACAGTAATCTAAGATGAGGACGACTAACACTAAAACGATTGTCCATATTGGTCTTAATGTCATTTAGCCAGATCATTGTATCTGGATCAAAGCAGTCCTTGACTATCCATAAATTAGATGCTATATTAAACGTGTTCATGTGTATATTTACTCCACATCTAAAGACTAAACAAACTTTGCCGTTTTGGATTGACGGACTAAATAAAAGCGCATATACTGTAGTACAGTGTATGTTAGGCTATACACAGATGCGTAGTTGCGCATCACAGGCAAATGATAGAGTAGTAGTTGCTACTCGTAGGCACATAGGAGAAATAAAATGGCTTCATTAGCAGAAATCCGCGCACGCCTTGCAGCGGCAGACAATAGACAAGGCAATCAGTCATCCGGTGGTGATGGCGCAATTTACCCACATTGGAACATGAACGAAGGCGATAGCGCAGTGCTACGTTTCCTTCCCGATGCGGATAACAACAACACGTTCTTCTGGATTGAACGTGCAATGATCAAACTTCCTTTCAATGGTGTTAAAGGGCAAATGGATAGCAAAAGCGTCCAGGTGCAGATTCCTTGTATTGAAATGTGGGGCGAGACTTGTCCAATCCTCACAGAAGTACGCACATGGTTTAAAGACAAAAGTCTTGAAGATATGGGTCGCAAGTATTGGAAAAAGCGTTCATATATCATGCAAGGTTTTGTGCGCGAAAACCCAATTGCTGATGACAAAAGTGAAAAAGCAATTCGACGCTTTATTATTGGTCCTCAGATTTTCCAGACTATCAAGTCAGCATTGATGGATCCGGAGTTGGAAGAACTTCCAACTGACTACGAGCGTGGCCTGGACTTCCGCATTAGCAAGACCAGCAAAGGTGGATACGCTGACTATTCCACATCAAAGTGGGCTCGCAAAGAGACTCCACTTACAGCACAGGAAGCAGAAGCAATTGAATCACAGGGTTTGTATAATCTGGGTGATTTCTTGCCAAAGCGTCCAGACGAAGAAGCTCTTAAAGTAATGAAAGAGATGTTCGAAGCCAGTGTTGATGGACAAAGCTATGACGCAGAGCGTTGGGGCAACTACTTCCGTCCAGCAGGTATGGCAGCACCACAAGGCTCCTCGGGCTCAGAACCAGCGGCGCCAACAGCACCTGCAACAGCAACACCAGTTGCTGAAGCGGAAACAGTGCCTTTTGAAGTTGCACCAGCAACTCCGACTGCACCAGTTGAGACACCTGCTCCAGCAGCAGATAGTAGCAACAAAGCAGAAGACATTCTTGCTATGATTCGTAGCAGACAGTCTGCATCCTAACTAGCAGTGAGGGCAGGGATTTTATTCCCTTTTTCTCCCTGCCCTCATATTTGTATATATACGATCATAAACTAGGAGAATACAGTGGCAAAACCATTTGACGTAAGCAAGTTCCGCAAGGACATTACAAAAAGCATTGACGGGTTGTCAATTGGCTTTAACGATCCTACAGACTGGATCAGCACAGGCAACTATGCACTAAACTATTTGATTTCAGGAGATTTCCACAAAGGAGTACCGTTAGGCAAAGTTACAGTGTTTGCCGGTGAATCTGGTGCAGGCAAAAGTTACTTTGCATCGGGTAATATTGTAAAGGCAGCACAAGAGCAAGGTATTTTTGTTGTGCTTGTTGACAGTGAGAACGCACTAGATGAAGCGTGGTTGCAAGCACTGGGTGTCGACACAGATGAAAGCAAACTGCTTAAACTTTCAATGAGCATGATCGACGATGTTGCTAAAACAATTTCAACGTTCATGAAAGACTATAAAGCATTAGCCGACGGCGAACGCCCAAAGGTACTGTTTGTAATTGACAGTTTGGGTATGTTGCTTACACCCACTGACATTAACCAATTTGATAGCGGTGATCTCAAAGGTGATTTGGGTAGAAAGCCTAAAGCACTAACAGCACTGGTGCGTAACACTGTTAACATGTTTGGCAGTTACAATGTGGGCATGGTATGTACCAATCACACATATGCATCGCAAGATATGTTTGATCCTGATGACAAGATTTCGGGCGGACAAGGCTTTATCTATGCTAGTAGTATTGTTGTTGCAATGCGCAAACTCAAACTCAAAGAAGATGAAGATGGCAACAAGATTAGTCAAGTAAAAGGTATTCGTGCAGCATGTAAAGTTATGAAAACACGCTATGCTAAACCGTTTGAAAGTGTACAAGTTAAGATTCCTTATGAAACTGGCATGAACCCGTACAGTGGACTTGTTGATCTTGCTGAATCAACTGACCTGCTCAAAAAGTCAGGCAACAGATTGAGCTTTATCAGAGCAGATGGCAGCGAAATTATTCAATTCCGCAAAGCATGGGAACGCAATGAAAATGGTTGCTTGGATGAATTAATGCTAGAGTTTACAAAACTTGCTAACGAGGTAAGTATTCCTGACGAAACTGAAGCGACAGCTGAAGTATTTGTGGACGAAATCGAAGAAGCACAGGAGTAAACAACAAAATGTCATTAGAGCTAGCTGCAATGGTGTGGAAAGAATGCCGCACTTCAATAATTGACAATGGCGATATTAGGGAAGCTGCTGACGGAGTAGTAGCAATCTTAATGGAACATCACAGCGCCGATGAAATCAGAGATGCATTTAAATTTGATGGTGCAATCAAGATGGCTGTTGGTGATTATCTTGGGGTACATGATGAGGACGACATCGAAGAGGAAGAGGAAGATGAACTGCTTGACCAATTCAATGATGACGGCGAATTTGACTACGACGAGTATTAATACACATGTGGTATAGCAAGGTAACAAACAATCTTGGCAACATTCCTGGCTTTATTACACATTTTGAAGCTGAACTGGAAGTTGCTAAAAGTGAGTGCCGTGTCGGCGGCCTCATTGAAAAAAACATCAAAGCATTACCAGGTATCACTGAGCATCGTTTCAATCAACTACAAGAGATTGAAGCGGTGCTTAACTACCTCAACATACAACTACGCAAGATCAGACGCAAGCACTTTCAAAAGTATTTGGAAGGATATGCCCGTGCATTGACAAGTCGTGATGCAGAAAAGTATGTGGATGGCGAAGATGAAGTTATTGACTTTGAAACACTGATCAACGAAGTTGCACTGTTGCGTAACAAGTATTTAGGCATCATGAAAGGCCTAGACACCAAGCAGTGGCAAATGGGTCACATTGTGCGTCTACGCACAGCAGGTATGGAAGACGTTCAGGTATAATTTCTACTTGCTCTTTATAAACGGCATACATAATAGTAAGCAATTGTAAGGGTAATAATCAATGAGTTCATTTGGCAGTCCACACGAAAAGCATGAACACAGTTTTAAAAATGTACTGAGTTACATGTATGAATATGATGATTTTATGGACAGTGTTGGGCGTGTCATTGATCTTGGCTGCGATGTTGAAGCAACTGATATGTTATGGTGGGCAAATGCTACCACACGAGACGAAACACAAACTCCACTAGGAATTAAATGTGTTGGCGTTAACACATTTGAAAAACTCAATGTCAAACATAGTAGCATATCATATCAAAATCATGACATTGAGTCATTGAACCGTGTTAAAAAAACATTTGACATAGTATGGTGTTATGATCAATTGCAGTACTTGTTAAATCCATACCAGGCACTGTCAAATTGGTGGCATATTGCAGAAAAAGATGCCATGTTGGTTATAGCAGTACCACAAACTGTTAACACAGAATATCACATTCAAGAATACAATCTGTCGTTGGGTCACAAGTATCACTATACCATGCCTCAATTGATCTATATGCTGGCTGTTAGTGGCTGGGATTGTCGCAGCGGATTCTTCAAGAAAACACCTGGAGATCCGTGGCTGTATGCAATTGTTTACAAGAGCAATGTCGAGCCAATGGATCCAAAAGAAACCAACATTTACAAACTCGTAGAGCAAACTGAATTGTTGCCTCAGTGTGCAGTTGATGGCATTCACAGATATGGAAAACTAAGACAGCGCGATTTGATACTTCCATGGCTGGATAAGAATATTACAATTATGGAGAATCACTAATGGGAATCAAAGCAGGCAAAATTTGGGGCAACACTGAACTTATTCATGCAAATGGAGTAGTTGAGTTTCATCGCATTGAATTCAAAAAAGGGTTTAAATGTTCAGAACACGAACACAAGTATAAGTGGAACGGATTCTTTGTTGAGTCGGGCAAGATGATTGTGCGTGTGTGGCAAACAGCAGATCAGAAAGGCCTAGTTGACGAAACTGTGCTTAACGCAGGTGACTTTACACAAGTAAAGCCAGGTTTGATACATCAATTTGAGGGCGTTGAAGATGGTGTAGCATTTGAACTGTATTGGGCCGAATTCAGTCACAACGATAT